CTTTTTTTTAAAAAATTAAAAATATTCTTTCCTTTATCCCATGTTGATAAGATATGCAAGTATTATTTTAGATTAAAAAAGCTAGTAAAATAAGGATTATTATGGCTATTACTGGAAAAAATATGATTATTCTCATTAAAAATGCGATAAATTCTAACATCATTTTCAAATAAACTTTGTTGATGCAAATTACAAGTTAAATTTTAGTAATTTTTAAAATGACAGAATTGGGTATAATTGTTGTATTACCTATTGTTTCAATATCTTTGTTATTATCCGCTAAAGAGAAGTCCCCAAAAACTCTTGTAATACCTTTTGATTGACTGAATAAATGTCCTTTTGTAATACAAGTTGGTAATTTTTGTTTTTTTAGTTCATCAAAACTAGACCACGAACTATTGCTTAAGATATCAAACCACTCAATAGAAACCATTGGATACTTTTCTATTTCGTTTTTAATTTTTTTTGGAACCGGAATTTTCTTTTTACTCTTTTTCATAAAATCCCATATAGATAGTCAGATATTGATTTTTTGCCATATAGATAGTCAGATATTGATTTTTTGCCATATAGATAGTCAGATATTGATTTTATATCTATCATTTCTTATCATCCGTTTTAATTACAACAGATCCTACAGAAGTATTAAGGTGAGCATTATGTATTTCATTAAACGCTACCATCCAATTACTACTCCGAACCAATTTGATCTGGCGTGATGTTAATGATGTCTTTCGCTTCCCCGATTTTACCTTCGAGCTCTGACAATCTTTTTTCAAGTTCCTCACGACTCATACCCTCCAATCCAACATGCTTTACTTCTTTCTTATCGACAAACATACCTGCCATTTGGCCTGATCTATACTCTGCATTTACTGCTACACCAAATTGTTTTTTGTCCTCTGCCTTTTTACTTAATGTTTCAAATCTTTTATATTTTTTTAATTTATCACCCTCATGCTTTTTTAATTCCTGGTTATACTTCATCTCCATATACCGGCATACATGTGGATTTTTGTTTGAGTCTGTAAGTCTACTTGCTATTTCAGTAGGTCCCTCTGGCTTATTAGATTTATACCCGGCTCTTTTAGCTGCTTCAACTTTAGAAATTTCACCCCAATTAGATACATAAATATCAACAAAAGCTTTTTGCTTAAGTGTTAATTCATTTGTAGATTTCAAAGTGTTTTTTCTTTTGGCCATTTCTTGACCTAATATATCACGGAATGTTTCCTAATACACTTCACTACAAACAAAAAATTATAAAAAATATTTCTAAAAAATGCGTCCTCTGTGTCATATTTCTGCCTTATTCCTAAAACTAACTGTTTTTTCCTAGGAAATTCCTAGTGTTTTCCTAGTTTAAAATGCTCTAGAATTGTTGTATATCAATGTTTTTCCTAGAACTTGCATAAAAAAGGGCTATTTCAAAAAAAAAATAAAAAAATGTTTGTAAGAAACAGTATTGGGAAAAAGCTTTGAGGCCTTAGCCTCGAGGACCGTGAGCCGTGGTGCTTGTCCCCCTTACCCACTACCTTAATTCAGAAAAAAAATTTTTACGCTAGACAACGAACTATATACAACTATCACGATTCACGTACCTATTAGTAGTAAACTTCACTTGTTTGACAACTACATCTAGTTGTATTATTAATGGATTAAGCAAAAATTTTCATTTTTGCCTCTTTGTTAGTTAATCTAGGCCGTATAGTTTTTTATTGTTTCTTATATGGCCTAGATTTTTAAGTTGAAATTTTCAATATAACGTATATCTTATAGATATGTTTGATATTTTACATATCAATCCTTTCGGCTTTGGGGGTGGCGATTGCTCCCTGCCCTCAAAGTTTAAATTTTATTATCCACCGTGACTAGTTTAACACTCCACTATCGACAAATACGTTATCAGCATCACAAATTTGCCTTCTTTTATTTTCTATCTGTCTTCTTAATTCTTTACGCTCTTCCTTCTCTTCTACAAGTTTAAGTCTTTCAAATAGTTTATGATATTCATGCCATAAGAAGTGTTTACGTTTGAATTTAATTAGTCCCTCTTTCAAGGCTTTGGTATACCGGTATCTTACACTATCAGGCTCCCAACCAGCCCACCAACAGATCTGTTCGAAGTCTTTTGAAAAGGATATCCAAAAGTGTGCATCACATTTATTAAGAGAACTTTTTCTGTCCCCTGCTAATATCTTAACATCTTCAAAAGCATTTAGTATTACGTGTCTCCAGAGCTTTTGTTCATTATTAACATGATTATCTGAAACAACGTCTTTTGCTATACTAGTGCCCATAAGTTTTAATAAGTCTAGAGAGTAGATCACTGTAGTGGCCCTTCGAATGTTTTAGGTTACAACGACTGGCGACATCGTAATGTTCATAGACATCCGCTATCAAAGACGTGATGCTTGCACCATCAAGATTTTCTTCACGGATCAATTCCTTGATCTGCTTAAAATCCTGAATCATTTCTTTTTTGGTATAGTTATCCATTCTCATATTTTAACGTCTTCACGTTTATAAGAATTGAAATCTATAACATTTGACTTATTGTTTCTTATTTTGACAATTACTTTTTTTGTTTTTTCTTTTTTGGTAGGTTTGCTGTGTATGTCGTATATATCATTAGTATCATGCAAGAACTGTGGTCCCATCTCAGTATACCCAAACTGGACACCGTTTAACATAGCAAATATAGTCGATTGAAATAACTTAAACTGAGTAGGCGTAAGTTTCTCTGCTGCCACGACCGACAGCCTTGTTAAATCAGTGATACCACCCTTTTTCTTTACCATGTATATAATCCCATGCTACTTTAATTAAAAATGTTTTTTCTGCTTCTGATTGGCCGTGAGACGTGGTTCCTGCACCGTTACAATGAATACAAGAATGAATAGATTTAGAATATTTAGCTATTATAAAGCCTTCTCCGTTACATTCTAAACAGCTCTTGTAGTTGTACTTATTATCACTCATATAAAAATTTTTTTATTTACGCAAGTGATAATTATAGATGAGTTAAACTGATGGGATCAATGCCTGGGGTTTATAACCCACGACAAATTAATGAATAGTCTTTGATATCTTTAACTTTTTAACTTCTTTAGCAGTAATTCCCATGGCCCTTACTTGCATTGCTTTAGCACTACAATTTTCAATTTGTCTTACTAAATCCATGGTTTTATCTTGTGGTGCATGCTTAAATTTTTTCATCCATAACCAGTTCCAGAAGTTATACAAGAACCTGTTATTCCATTTTTTATTTTCTGTGTTATCTACTTTTTCTATCTCATATTCGAATGATAATATTTTTCTAGATTCAGGACTCAACGCCATGTAAATTCTATATGCTTTTCTATTATTTTTCATTATTTGTCTCCTCTTTATTCCACATCATTAACATAAATGTAATTACTCCGTAAATTAAACCTATCAATAATATACTTATTAAAAATGTCATTTAATATTTTTTATAATAAAATAAGCAATAGTTAAACCAATAAATAAACAAATCATGTTATATGCAAACATACCAAAACCAAAAGTGGCACTCATATATTAATCCAACTTCTATCTTCAAAATTATTATTTTCATCAGTCGCTACACAAAAACTTAAACTTATTCTGCCGTCTTCGAGAGGAGATATATTATGGTCAATATCTTTAGGTATAAATACATAATCTCCAGGCAACATTATTTTTGAGATTTTTTCTTTACCATATACTGTACAATTTTGCCTACCTTTTGCACATACTATCAAATTGTGTTGTTTATCTCTGTGTTTGCCGAAAGTTGCATTTTGTGTGAGGTGTGAATAATAAATATGGCAGTCAACCGGTTTTTTAAATATACCTTCTAGCATTGCACTAAAATTATTTATTTTTTTATTTACCTTACTACAGTCTCTTAAATAGATTGATGTTTTATGTATTACCTCATTTACATAACTACTAGGCCAAGAACTAGGGTCTGTTTGCCAATTAGTAGTTAACCATTTAAATTTAGATATCATACCACAAGGTACGAATCTTTTTTGTCCGCTAATAGGTCTAAAATTCAACAACATCTCAAACTCCTCCTTTGAAAAAAGGTCTTTAACAGTTTTTCCAAAGTGCGGAGTCATCGACAATATTTTATCTTTATTAGGTAATATCAATTTTTTCTCTCTTTGATAAATTTTAATTTTGCAATCTTCAACATCTTCTCAAAGACTGGTTCTGCTTTTTTTGTTTTATATTGATTTCTCAATGCACCATTAACATAAAGCAAAAGACTGCTCGAGTTATGATCTAGTTCAATAGTAAAAAACTCTTTAGCTTTTATTTTTTTTGGATCCAACTGAACCCCCGTTTAATAGTTTTGTTCTATAAGATGCGTTTGGTATTTTTAATTTTTTAGCTTGGTGATCAATGTAGTCGCTTAATATTTTTGATATCATTCCACCAGGAGCTCTAAATTTATCTTTACAAAGACCTTTTAATAACAAGTAATCTTCTTTTTTTATAGCTACTGACTTCCATTTATTTATGTCCATCTTTAACCTCCATGTCTTTTGTTAATATTAATGGTTCTTCAGATACTGTAATCCCACAGATCTCTCTCAATCTTTTATTTTCTTCTTTGAGTTTTTTTATGTTTTCGCCAAGCCTATCAAGGTTAGCAAAAAGTTTTTTAGTTGCTTCATCAAGTTTACCCAAAGCATCTAAGTTACCCTCTGGTTGCTCTCCTATAGGTGGCTCTATTTTATTTGTCATTTTTATCCTCCAGTGTTGGTTCTTGTAAGCGACATTCTAATTCATCTTCGACTAAAATTGTCGCAATTGTTTTATTAAATGGATAATGTTTTCTACCAATACCATCAACAAAATGTGTTGAAGATACAGAGTCTATGTACATGTCCAAGTGTAAAGAATCTTGAATTGGACTTCCATCAAAATCGTTAGATGGAATGAGTGATAATTGTTCATCTACCTGACTCATGATATTATCTAACACAAGACTTTTACTTTTTTGTTTTTTCATTAAATCTTAAATATATGGGATAATCGTGAAAGTCAAACAAAATATGAAGTATTTATTAACAATATCCTTATGTTCAATGATGGATAGTGTGTGTATAAAACCACACACTTTTCCAGATGCCTTTGATAATTTATACAATTGTCAAATGATGGGCTATAATAAAGCCATTGAAAAAATTGAAGAAATAGGTATTGATAAAGTAAATGAGTTTAAAATTTACACAACTTTTTCGTGTAGACCATTTAACACTATATGATTCTTAAATATATCTTAATAGGTAGTTTTTGTTGGAATTTTCATGATACTGGCACACAATGTACACAGTGGATTACAGACAATCTATCAGACGGCCTAATATGTAAAAATAAAGCTCTTGAAGTTGGTAGAACCAATAAAGCAAAAATTGAAGAACTAGGAGGCTTTATGGACTTATTTGAAGTGCATTGTATGGCCATTGATGAGACTGGCTATAATATTGACGAATCGTTCGAAATATCTTATAATATCTTATGACGGCTTATCGTATAAAGGCTTGTATGGGAGGACAGCAAGTAGACAGTATAGTTGAGGCTGATACAAGTACCGCTGCGATTTTGAAGTTGTCAGAAAAAGTGGACCAGGGCGAAGTTAAAGTAACTGAAAATGGTTTCAACTTTAATAAGCGGGTTCACATAACTTATGAGGAACTATGATGAGTCCTGAAAAAATAAAGTTGTTGAAGGAACTTCAAGAACTTGAAAACAAGTGGTCAACAAGTTTTATGACTAATGGTCTATGTACTGTTGATATGCTTAAAACGGAGAGAGATATTAGATCCAAAAGAAATGCGATCAAATATCAAGATGTACAAGAAAACTTAGCTATAGCTGGCTAACTTTTCTTAATATTTAAAAAAGGAAACTTTTTACTTAGGGTATCTTTCGGCTTTTTAAACTCATAGTGATTTATAATTTTTAATAACTTTTCTCTTTTTGATACAGCATAAGGTAAAAAAAGTTTTGCTAACTGTAAAGCTTTTTGATGAGAACATCTCCATCTCCATTGATCTTTCTTACCCATCGATCCTTTACTGACACCTTTAAAATATATTGAACCAACTCCAACAATATCATAAAAATTTTTAATACAATCCAAATCTGTCATCGCTATCTCCATAGCAATATTCCATTTTAAATATGTTTTTTTATTTTGACTTTTACGTTGATACTGAGCATAGTTTACATTACCTTCCCCATCAAATAATCCTGCTGCATATCCAATTAGATCTTGATTATTATTTGGAAGATTTTTTTTATTTAGCATCTCCCCAACTTTCTCCAAGGCCATACTCAACTACACTTGGAACTTTAAATTCAATAGCGTTCTGCATTTTCTTTTGTATTTGTTTTGCGTGTTTTTCGTCTTTAACATTAAAGCACAACTCATCATGTATCTGTAGTATTGGTAAGTGTCCATCTTCATAACAATCTAGCATAGACTGTTTTGTTTGATCTGCCGAAGATCCTTGAATTAATCTATTTAAGGCTTTGTAAGTAAATGCTCTTTTAATATTATCTTTCCCATATTTAGCCACAGCGTCTTCATATTTTTCTGCTACATGTAAACCAAAGTCTCTAGTTTCCCACATATCAAATCTACATTTCCTACCTTTTTTAGTTCTTATCACACCTTTTTCGTCAGCTGCATATTTACATCTATCTGATAATTTTTTTACGAAAGGAACTTTTTTATTGTATTTAATAATCAATTCATTTGCTTCATCTTTAGAAACACCTAATGATATAGCTAGTTTTTGTTTTCCCATGCCATACATCAAACCTAATCCTATTGTTTTAGCCTGTGTTCTTTCTATACCTACTAAATCAGCAACAGTTTGGTGAAAGTCTGCCTGACTATTTTGATAAGCCTGAACTAATTCGTTAGAGCCTTCATAACCCTCTCCGATCGAAGCAGCATAATGCACTGTCATACGAGGTTCTTGTTGAGAATAATCAAAACTACCCCACTTATAACCTTCTTCAGGTATGAATAAACTTCTTATTTTTGGACCAAAATCTTTATTTCTAGCCGGGACTTGTTGTAGATTTGGATTAGACATTGATAATCTACCCGATACAGTTCCACCATTATCTCCTCTCAGTTGATTTATCTCTCCATGAATTCTACCTTTGACCTGGTATTTCATAATTGAAGATAGAAAGGTTCCATGAAATTTATTTATCTCTCTTGCACTTACAATAAGTTGTGCTATTTTGTTTTTATTATTAATCAACCAGTTTTGTGTAAAGGAAGGTTCTTTTGTTTTTTCGGTGCGTGGGTAGTCTAGCTTTAGTTTGTCAAAAGCTTTGGCAATCTGGCGTGATGCCCAGATGTCTACTTCTATTCCTGATTCTTTTTTTATGGCCATTAATATTTCTTTTTCTTGGTTCTTCATTTCTTTTTGTAGTGCTTCAGCTTTTTCCACTTGCACTCTCACACCTCGTTGACGCATTTTTATTAGGATCGGAAGCAATTGCTGCTCCATCTCCCAAACAGTAGTCAAACTTTGTGTTGCAATTTCTTGTTTAAATCTTTGCCAAAGTTTTAGTGTTAATTCTGCATCTTGTTCTGCATAATATCCAACATGTTCTGCTGGCAATTTCCACATCTCAGCTTTAGGATCTATACCATGAGCGGCTGCAGCTTCTCTAAGTTCTGTCTCTGCTTTTATTTCATTTAAATAATCTACTGATAAAGCATTCAAAGAATATGAAAATCTATTCTCATCTATTAATGCTGCTGCTATCATTGTGTCTACAATAGTTCCGTGGACCGGGATACCAGATGCTTCTAACCAACCCACATCATACTGTGCATTATGAAATATTTTAGTGCATGGAAGAGCACATATATCCTTCATATATTTTTTTACTTGTTCAGGAATCATGTTACCACCACCAAGATGGCCAAATGGAAAATAACCTTTCCATCCTTCAACAGCTACAGCAAAACCAACTATCTCACCTTTACCTAAAGCCCAACCTGCTCCAAGTTTTTCATTAATACCATCATCTCTAGTTTCAAGGTCAATTGCTATTTCTTTATATTGAGATAGATCTTTGTATTCTATAGGTGTATTCCACATAGATTTTTTAAAAGTTAAAGTTAATTGTAATCCATTACTCATTAATTATCCATTTGCTTTTGAGTTATCATAAGAAAAATTTCCTGAAATAGTTATTCTGTAATCATCACTTGAGTAGAATGGGTATACAATATGATTTAAATGAGCTCTAAAAAGTAATCCTTTCTTTTCCCAAGTTTCATCAGCTGGCACAGTTATTTTTTCAATATGGCTTTGTTGACTCTCCCCTAAAAAACAAAACTGCAGGTGCCCCGCTAAATTACTTTTTGAATTTATTCCTGGAGATTTCTGCAATTCATCCTTAATTAAATATGGTATTTTCATAAATAAAATAAAACTAAAAACACCATCATGGTCATGTATAGGATTAAACTCATATTTTTTTTGAAAGTTAACCCATAGAGATGCTAGTGTTAAGCCTTGATCATATGGATGAAAAATTTTATTTTTGAAGGTTTGTGTAAATTTACTATTTTCAATTTGGTAAATTAAAAACTTTTCAACTAAATGTTTGTGTTCATAAATACTATATTCTTCTGCAATGTTACCAACTAAATTTTTATTGTAAGGATTAGTTTTGTTTTTTATACAATTATTTAAATTGTTATAGATATCATCTGGTAAAGTAAAACCGTGTATCATTTTTTGTTATCATTTTCTGTAAGGTGTTGTATTTCTAAATCACAGTAATGTTTTATTTTTTTAATGTCTTCAATTGATTTACCTTTTAATAAATATCTGCATACATATTTTATTACGTTTGCTTGAAAAGGATTAAGTCCATTTTTTCTTATGAATGTCCAAGGTTGAATAATAAATTTCTTATAATGTGAGCCTCCTACTTGGACACCGTCTGGAAAAGTTTCGTCAAACATGTTTTTATTTGTCATTTTTCTCCTGCACATAAATTAAATAATCTTGTCCAATAGGATAATTAAACTTATAACTAGATCTCAGCAAATGTAAAGTTTTTCTTGCTCTAGTTGCACCAGTATACCAAACCTTTCTTTCATCACTTTTATCACTTTTATTTTTGTTTTCATAATCTGATGGGTAATTACCTTTACCATACAACACTACATGATTCGCTTCTCCACCTTTAACTGAGTGTATTGTATCTATAGTTATAAGAGGATCTTTATCTAATTCCTTTTGACCATATCTTCTAAGCAATCTTATAAAGTGTCTTACTTGTCTAGGTTTAAAATTTCTTCTTAATATCCAAAACCAAGGTTTAGTTTTTTGGCTATCCTCTAAAGCAAGACCACACCACTCTTTTAAATCTTGAAAATTGTATTCTTTAAAATCAGGTTGTGCTCTCCAAAATTTATCTAATCTATAAGCTGGATCTTCTAATTCTCTTAAATGCTTGTACATATTACGAGCTGCTTTCTTATCTATTTTTTTACCTTTAGTAATAGCAGTCCATGCTTTAATTGACTCCCATTGTTTTTGATCAAAACATTTAGTGCCTTTATTATCTTTGTAGTATAAACCTGCATCTTTAGCTAACATTCTAAGTTCGTTAACAGTTTCATTTATGCGTCCTAGGATATACCAATCTTCTTTAAATTTTTCGAATGGTATTTCTTTGAATGATAAATAAGCTTTTACATATCCATCATTACCCCCTGGTAAATATTCTTTCTCTTCACTATCATTAATACCTCGTCTAATTATTTGTGAGAAGCTATGTATGGCCTCTCCAAATCTTCTTGTTTTTCTTAGTTTTACTTTTCTGCCGGGAAAAAATTTTGTAAAATATTTTGGATCAGCACCATTCCATTTGTATATTGCTTGATCATCATCTCCTGCTAAATAAATCCTTTTTACTTTAGGTGCCATCTTATAAATAACAGACCATTGTAGGGGTGTACAATCTTGTGCTTCATCTAATATTAAAACTTTTAGTGATGGGAATGTTACTTCTTTAATAGCTCTCTCTATCATGTCATCGAAATCAATAAATGATCTTTCTCCACCACCGGTCTTATAATGTTCATAAGTGCTTATCTTTCTTAAAAATACAGTGAGTGAATCTCTCTTATAGCTTTCTTGTTTGTATGCTTCCTCTGGACTTATTAATAAATTTCTAGCTTTACTGTAAACACCAAGAGACCAATCTTTATACATAAAATTATCATCTGCTAATCTCTTGTCACTTCTTTTAATTACTTTTGTTTGTAGTGCAAAATCAATTGTGCAATCCTTAGGATCAAATACTTCTTCAGGAAAATATCTTCTACAATATGTATGTAAAGTTTTAAATCTAGAAAAGTCATCAGTGTTGTATTGAGGAAAAGATTCTAACGCTCTTGATACTGCAGTGTTGACTGCTTTGTTTGTAAAAGATAAATATGCAATCTCGTTTGGCCTTATACCCTTTCTTAAATAACCTTTTAAAACTTTTTCAATTAACGTATAAGTTTTACCTGTACCAGGAGGACCAAAGATTTTTATTGTTTTGTGATAAAGCTCCTTTAGTATTTTAAGTTCTAAACTTTCCTGTGTGGAATTCGTCATCCATCTCCGATACTGTTTTCTTACTAACTTTTTTTTCTGTTTTCTTATAATCTACAAACTTTGGCATTTCTACTGACCATACATTTTTAACACCTTCATGATAATCAATTCTTTCACAACCTAATAAATGCATAGCCTCAGAAGCACTTTTAAATGTTTTATCATTACCTAAAAATTTTTCAAAAGTAATTTTTTTAAAATAACATACATTTGTTTTGGAATCTAACACTACATAGTTGTCTTGTAATTTTTCAAAGTCGTCTTCTTCAATGTGGCTTTCAAAAAACTTTTTAAGAAAATTATATTTTTCTTCTCCAAGTGTATCTTCAAACTTCATCTTCTCATTTTCTACTGCTTGCCTTACTATAGTTGACATAAGCATTTCAAACGGTGATGGACCTGTACGAGGCCTTGGTAGGGTTATCCAATATATACCATACCTTAATAGTTTTACTCTAAAAGATTTTTCATCCTTCATATCCTCAGGACCAATTAAAATTTTTTCTCCTTGAAACTTAAATGAATACTCTATTGATTTAGTGCTTCTAATAAATTCTATCTCCTCAAAGTCGTCTATCAAATCAGGGACTTGTGAGCCAATACCTAGCTTTCTAAATTTACATTTATCTTTATCACATAAAGGTGTGTTGCATCTTAAGTTATAATTTTTTTTACTTACAGAATTTGCAACAGTATTAATTACTTCTTTTTCGTCTAATGGTGTTGTAAAAACTTCTTTATTTCTCTCAAGAAGAATATTAGTTATTTCTTTTTTAGAGAGATTACCATCAGCCTTTCTCATTTCTAAAACGCCTATATTAAACAATAAATCATTCCTATGATTACCAGACCATTTTTCACTTATCATTTTTTGACAACAAGGTGGGTATTGTTTCCAATCGCTCTCTGGTTCATATTCTTTTACTTTTATTTTATTAAGTTGATCTAGTGATAAAGTTTTTTGCTTTACTAAATCTAAAAAAGTACCAATCATTACTGGTGTGTTTTCAATTGTGTATGCAAATTCTGTAGTGGCGTTCATGTTAAAGTAAGGCATGTTCAAGCATTTATTCATAGGAAAAATTTCTTGTGCTTGAAAAAAGTCATTATTCCATTGATGTAGTTTTTTTAAAACTTCTTTTACCGGATACCAGTCATCTAAAAATAAGAACAAATGTAATCCTCCTGATTTAGATCTTGTTGGTATTAATGGTAAATTGAATTCTTTTATTATATCTACAATTTTTTTTTGATTGTAATTTTTATAATTATGCGGGTCGACATCTATGCAACCCCATTTACACAAATTGTCTTTTTCGGGTTTGATACCTATTCTTTTCTTACCCTCTAAATGTTCTTTCCAGATTTTAAGAGTAACTGGTTCGTGGACCGTGATTGTTTGACCTACAGTCTTGCCCCGTTCATCTACCTCTCCAGTTAGAGAGGTAGTGATGAACAGTTCAGAATTACCCTCAAATATTTTTAAGAGCTCCTGTTCCATGGTTTAGAATGGAACGCCAGTTTTTTCTTCAGCTTTATCTTTTGTTAAAGATTGTACGTCTTGTGTAAAATCTACTTTACCAAAGATATCACTCTTCATTGCACTTTGATAAAATGCTTGAGTTGTTTCTAAAGCCTTTAAATTTTCTTTTGTATCTAAAAACTTATTAAACTCTACAACCCAACCATACCAAGAGTTTTGTGAATTAGACTCCTTAGTCGTGCTTAACTTGTAAGCAGTAGACCATGATGGTGGATTATACATACCATTCTTACCTTGTGCTCTTCTAGACATAATCATAGAGTTCCATGTCTTTGATTTTTTCTTTTGGGTAGATTTCATAGTAATCAAGGCTTGTTCCATTGGATTATAATCCTCATCCAAAATGTAAACAAAATGATTACCAGTGTCTTCAACATAGTTACCGTTTTTCAAACGATCTTTGTTGTCAGCACCTCTAGTTGTTTCAGACATAATAGCTGGATCAGTATGTATTCCTACTGGTCTTCCTGGGCTGTCTCCCTTATCTTTCCATTCATTGAATGTATTAATGTAAAGACAAGGCACTACTATTAGTCCTTTTTTACCTTTCCAAACTTTACCAGATGTTTCACTCCATATGTCTCCTTGCTTAGCAGTCTCAACATACTTACCATCAGTCTCATCTAAGACTGGTGAGTTAGCATAAAGTATTTTTAAGATTGGTAGTTTTTGATCTCGAGCTGTTACAAACTCTTGACCTTGTCCTGCCATCTGCTCTAAATTTATTGCAGCTGGTAGGTTATTTTTTTTAGTCGTCATCGCTTTTTTTTCACTCATGTTTATTCCTTCGTGGTTATTTTAGTTTTATTTGCAACGTAGGTTCCAAACAGTTCTGCAGGAACATCCTTACCCAAGTCTTGAATTTGTTCTCTAACAAATCCTCTCAAACTACTTGGATGCACGGTTGTTTTCTGTTTAACTGGAAGACCCTTTGCTTTCAGCTCCTCTATAATTGATTTAGCTTCATTGTCTTGTTTCATTCCAAATTCCAAAGACACTTGATTTTTAATCAAATCTCCATGGCCATTTTCTCTAAGCCAATTAAAAGCTTCATCACTTCTAGATGCTGGTATTCTAGCTGAATAGAATGGTTTAACTTCTACAGATGAACCATCTGCTAATTTTAGCAGAGATAAACCAGCTTGTTGCATTAAGTTAGGAATTGTTTGCTCAGAAAGAGTAGTTTCGACCTCTTTTAACTTCTTGAGTTCTTCTTCAGCCGTCATTATTTTTTTCTGAGTTTCCAATAACTTATTGCAAGATTTAGCAATGTCTGTCGACATGCCAGTATCTACCGTTATGATAGATTCTGCTTCTAAGTCCATAAGAACCTCCTTGTGCTCGAATCAATATATTATTAATTTGATTTATGCAATTAAATAATTTAAAAAACGGTTTGTGTATAAGTACAAAACAAGTCCATTTAAACATCAAAGACAAGCATTAATAGAAGGAGCTAAGCTACATAACTTTGCTTACTTTATGGAAATGGGTACGGGTAAAACAAAGGTAGCTATAGATAACACTGCTTATTTATATCAAGAAAAAAAAATAGATTTTGCCTTTGTTATAGCACCAAACTCAGTATACCAAAACTGGAAAAAAGAGATAGATTTTCATTGTCCAGAAGAAACAAATATATACATATGGAAAGTTACAAAAGATAAAACATTCAAATTAGATCCCAATAAACTTACATTTATCTTAATGAATGTTGAGGCGTTATCTCATGCATCTGGAAAAAAATGGCTAGAATACAAGCTATTAAAACATGGTATGAGAAGTATGGTGATTTTAGATGAAAGCACATCCATAAAAAACTTAAAAGCATCAAGAACAAAAGCTATAATAAAACTAGGTAAATTAGCTAGATATAAAAGAATTTTAACCGGATCTCCTATAACAAAATCACCTTTAGATTTGTTCTCTCAATGTGCTTTTTTAGATAAAAAATTATTAGGTTATGAAAATTTTACTGTATTTAAATCCAGATATGCTGTGATGTATAGCATTGAAAGAGGTGGTTATAATATTCAAATACCTAAGTATTATGTTAATTTAGAGGAGCTTGAATCTAAATTAAAAAATTTTTCTTATAGAGTGCGTAAAAAAGATTGTCTCGATTTGCCAGAAAAAATGTATGTGCAAAGAAACATTGAGTTACCTGATGAACAAAGATTGGCCTATGAAAAACTTAAGGCAACTGCTTTGATATTACTTAAAAATGATGAGGTATCATACAATAATAAACTTACAGAATTACTCAAACTACAACAAGTAGCGAATGGGTTTGTTAAAACAAATGATGGTAATATTGTAGATTTTAAGACAAACGCAAAACTAAAAGAATTGATGAGCATATTGGAGGAGAGTGAAGACAAGTGTATTATATGGGCTAATTATGTACATAATATAGAAATGATTAAGAAAAAACTAGGAGAGGTATATGGAAAAGATTCAGTGGTTTCGATATACGGAAAAGATTCAG